GTACCAAGTAGCTTCTTTTTTCTTTTCAGCTAGCATTCTTTTAGTTCCTCTAACTTTTTCCTTGTCTCCTGTAGGAATAAAGTTAAAAGCACCGTCCGCAGTAGTTTTAGATCTTGGATCTACCTCTACATTTTGCTCTGGAACTGCAATTTGCTTTGATTTTTTATAGTTCATCATAGTTTTTTACCTTTTTATTAATTATCCTCTACCATAACTTGTGCTTGTTGTACACCAGTCTTTGCAAGACTAACTCCAGCACGTAATTTAGCTAAATCTTCATTCTGTTCCATTTTATCTTCAGCTATTTCTTGTGCTTGCATTAATTTTGCTCTGTTTAATTCTTGATTTGCTTCATCATTTTGTTTTTTACGTTCATTTTCCATTGCTCTAAGGTCAACTTCACGTGATTTTAGTTTTAATAGAGGGTCATTATCGAATTGAGAAGTAATTTCTTTCTCTTCTTTCATGTATTCCTCTGTCATTTCAGCAATTAAGACAGCTTTTCTTGCTTCTATTTCATTTGTTATCTGTTGTAACTGTGCTTGTATCTGTGGATTTGTTGCTGCTTGTTGTTGCATCATCATCATTTGTTGCATTTGCTCTCTAAACTCTAATTGAACTTGTTCTTGAGCCATAATTGAAATGTGTTCTAGTATATTTTTTTGTATTGCAGCCATAATTGATGGATTATTTCTAACCATGTTTGTTGACATAAAGTTTAAATGCGCTGTGATGTGTGCTCTGTGGTCTTGACCAGGGAAAGCTTGAAAAGGTTTCATACTCATCGCAGAAATATGTTCCATACTTGGGTCCATTGGTGCTGCTGGTGAAGGAGGTGGAAGAACCGCATCAACATTTTTTACACCGATCGCATCATACATGTTTCTATATATTTGATACATGTTGTGTAGTTGTGGATTTGATGTTGCGATCTGTAATTGTGTTTGTGCAAGTGTAATTCTTTGCGACATTGAAAATATATTGGGATCTGCCACAGGTATAATATCTATTCTGTCATCAAAATCTGCTTGTTTAATATTTCTTTGTCCACCTACAACGTCGTAAGGATATTCAGGTGGTAGATATTGTGAGACAACTTTTGATAATAATTTAAATTCTTGTTTCATTGCTGCGTAACATCTTTTGTGTATTGCAGACATAACACGTGAACCACGTTCAAGAAGTGCAACTGTAGTTCCAACTGCAGCGCCTTGGTTACCATCACCTACTTGCATGTCAGCAATAGCCGCGAATCTTTGACCAGCTTGTACAACTACACCTAATAAATTTAATAATGTTGGTGAAGGCTCTTTGTATGGTAATGGAAAGAATGCATCTCTTAAAGATCCACCAGGTGCATCGACATCCTTAAATTCACCTGGTTGTATTGGTGATGCTTCGTCTCTAACTCTAACTCCTCTTTGTTTAAATCCTGCAGGTAAGTTTGATAAAGTACCGGCGTCTAATAATTGACGGAGAGCCGCCGTTGCCGTACGACTCAATCCGCCAATCATATGAATGAGTCCAAAGCCATAAAATCCAAGTCCAGGCAGAAATTTGAAATGGACAAAATATTGGATCTTATTTTTCTTTAGATCATCGGGCGCATAGTTCCTTCTAATAGAAAGAACTTTTCTACTACCTTCGTCAACTGTTACGATGTAAGGTAATTTTATTCCTGTTGGTTCACCATCTGCTCCAACATCTTCGAAACCTTCTAAGTCTAAGTTTACGTGACACTCTAACAAAGTATAGACAGGTTCGTTCTTACCTGTTTTCTTTGTGCCTTCTAATTCACGTTCTTTTTTATCAAGTTCTCCATTTGTAACATCTGTACCTGGAGGACCTAACTCAACGTCAGTGTAGAAACCATTGACTTGTTGTTTTCTTAATTCGTTTTCTGAAATTTTTACAACATGAATAATCGCCTCCGCATCATCTAATGAGGTAGCTGTATACGGAACGATTAATTCATCTGCTGGCACAAACTTAGATACTACTCTAGCCATTGGCACATCGTAGTAAACTTTTTTAAAAGTTGATCCAGCTAATGGTAAATGAAATAACATAGAATCAAATTCTGATTCATACTCTTTCATTTGATCCATTATCAAATAATTCATGTAGTCTTTTACACGTTCAGACTGTTGTTCTGTTCCAGGATTTTTTACTCCTATAATATCTGTTCTAACAGGACCGTCTGCTGGTAGTAATTCCTTATAAGCTTGAGCTTGAAATTGAGTTACCGCTTCTGCAAGAACTGGGTGTGTTGCACCTGAAGCTCCTTGAAATGGTTCTGTTCTATTTTCGTATTTAAATCCTAAAAGATCTAAACCAGTTGTGTATGCATTCTCCCAATCTTTTCTTGAAGCTTTGTAGTCCATATAATTTTGGACCATTTCATTTCCAATTGGTTCTAAATTTTCTTCTGGTAAAATATCTGCTAAGTTATCAAAATGTGATTCTGTTCCAGGTATATTAATTGCACCTGGTTCAAAGTCGATAGTTGCACCACCATCTTCTTCTGGTACTACTTCAACTGGTCCTTTTTGTTCTACTTCTTCTTCCTGAACACTAACTTCTTCAGCCATCTCTTCGTCTGAAGGGATCTCTAATTTAGTACGAGTGTTAGGGAGTCCTTTGTCTATTTCTGCCATTTATTACTCCTATATATTCTTAACACGTTTCATTAGACCTTGCAACCCTTGTGGGTTTGGTCCTGATTCTGGTGGTGAGCCTGATCTATCACCTGCCATTTTAGCAATACCACCGCCTGCCAATCCAAATAAACCTCCAGTTGTTTTGCCTGGTATAAATGTTGCATCTCTCGCTCCTGGTATATTGAATGCTGGATTAACAAGAACTCCAAGATTTTCATTTATACCGGTTTGTCTTTTTTCTTCAAATTTAGGAAACACTGAACCCATAAATTTAGGTCCTGCAGATTCTAGTTTTTGTATATTTGCTTCTTTTTCTGCTTGATTAAATAAATCTAAATCTCCTGCATATTTACCAGATGAAAAATATTCACTTAGCACATCTTCTTTTTTCATGCCTCCTGGTCTATCCACTGCTTCTAAACTTTGATTAAATGCAGTAAGTCTTTCTTGTGCATCTTTGAGATTTTGTTCTGCTCTTTGTCCTGCAGTGTCAGTCATCATCTGATCATCAGGTCCCATAAAAGGTTCAGGTTGTCCTCTTGATTTTTGTAAAGCTTCTTGTTGTTGTCCAACGTCCATTGCTAATTGTGTTCCAGTATTAATTGTTTTCATTGCATCTAAAGCTTTTTTAATGCCACCTATTTGTTGATCATCATAACCAAGACCTTTAAATCTTTTGAATAACTCCTCTTGTGGATCTATCTGATAATCTTTACCTAAAGCATAGTTAAGTAAATTATCACCAAACGCTTCTCTTAAAGTCTTACCAGATGTCAACATATCATAACCAATCAAACCACCTTCAAAAGCAACAGTCGCTGCTATCGCTGCAGGGCCAAATATATTTCTTAATGCAAATGCACTCTTGAGTCCTCCACCTGCTTTTAAAATACTTTTGGCAAGTATCGCATCGTCAGCATTAGATGCTCCTTTTGTAACTATGTTTTCTAATTTTAATCTACCTTTTTCTGCACACTTAGTTAATCCAAAAGCACCCTCATTATAAAAAACTCTACCGCCTGCTGCTTTACCACAACCTAATCTTTCTAAATAAGATGCAACTGTTTTAACATTAAACTGATCACCTTTAGCATATTCTAAAGCTTTCTTTTCAATTGCTGCAAATTGTTTTGTAGGATCTGTAAAACCACCACCAACAACCTTACCATCAAAGTCTTGAATTCTAACTCCTAAATTTTTTAATTTTGTTAGTTCATCTGCATTTAATTTTCTTTTTGATGCAATAGTTTCAAGTTTCCTAACTTTATTATTAACTGCTCCTGTTAAAAGTTGTATATCTTGTGTTGCAGCTGCTCTTGCTAAATCTTTACTGCCTATTCGGTTTGAATGGTGTAAAACAATTTGTCTTTCAAGTAATTTTTTAGGAACTACATCTGAAAGTTTAGTATAATATCTTTCATGACTTAAAATATCATTTAATGTAAGAACACTTTTGTCTCCCATTAATTTAGTAATACCTTTGTCGTCTAATATTTTTTGAAGAAGTTTACTAGGATCATCTATTTGTGCTCCTTTTGCTATGTTTAAAAATTTTTTAATTCTTTCATGATCTCCATGAGCAGTCCAAGCTGTCGCGTCTTCAGGAGTATTTTTATTTAAACCGTAATAAGTTTTATTACCTCCTGCTGCAGTAGCATCTGTAAATCCTATTATTATACCTTTTTTGTCAAACTTTGGTTTATAAGTTAAATCTTTAGGTTTAACTTCAGCTTCTATTTCTCTTTCGTAAAGTCTATTCATAGCATTCATCATCCAACCTTTAGGTGAAGTTGTATCGGCTGCAACAGTGTATGACAAATTTTTATTTGACATCCTATTTTCTATTCTTTTAGCTAGATTAGTTGTGCCACTATCTTTTGTTCCTGCAACCCCATATTTGTAACCATTAGGGTTATCTTGTGATTTAAAATTCCAATCTTTTCCCTCTGGTAATTCAAAATTATTTTTTATAAATTCTTGTTGATCAAGAGTCACCATTGCTGATTTTTTTATTTTATCAAATTTAAAACCTTTATTTATAAATTTATTAATTGCTGTATATTTAGGATTTAATTTGCCATCTATTCTTTGAGGAACACCTGTTCTACCGTGTTCAATAAAATCATTTTCAGTTAAACCAAAAGATTCCATTATTAATTTTTCTTTTTTTGAATCAAACCTTAATCGACTAGAAAAATCTTTTTTAAATTTACCATCATTTTGTCTCATAATCTGTGTAATTCTTTGTTTTTCGTTTTTAGGGAGATCCGCATAATTTTTAGAACTTACATAATATGGATCATTTACACCTTTTTTATTTAAAAGATTTGCATACCTATTGGCTATATTAAGTCTCTTTTTGTCCATTCTTGGTTCTTTACTTCCACCAATATTGTCTTGTTCTATTTCTAAATTAGGAAAATATTTTTTAACGTCAGCAGCATCATAATTTTTATAACCAACTTCATTTAACATAAAGTCTCTTAACACAGATGCTTTAATTTTTTTCTTGTCTCCTATGAAATTTTTTATTTTTGTTTCTCTTTCTTTTGCTTTTTTTATTTTTCCAGTTGGATCTTTTAATCCTTTAGATTCTCTGTATTTTTCATTATACTCTTCTCGACTACTAGCAACAATTTGTGGATTTTGAATACCTACTTTAAAAGGTATTTTTTTCTTTTCATCTCTAAAATTTTTAGCTGCGTTTAATGCGTCTTTTGCGTTTTCATAATCATCTTTACGAAAAGTTTTGTAAAAAGTTTTTTCTCCTCTTTTAATAGTAACATCATAAGCATTACCTGTTGAGCTTAGTCTGATATTAGGTTCTACAGCCTTACCACTATACCCAGGTCTAGATCCATCAGAACTTGGTTGCACTAACATACCACCGCCTGCCATTGGATTACGGTCCATGAAATCATCGATCGCTTGTTTGTCTAATGCTTTTTGTGGTCTTTCTATCTTATCCGCTGTCGTGACCTCTCCGTCGAAGAGATCCATCAACTCTATAATTTTATCTTGTAGGTCTTCCATTACT